TATCCATCACTGAACAAGTGGTCAGGAACAGCATGGGTGGCAGTAGATGGTTCAGACCAAGTAACTGCTGAAGGTGTTGTATTTGCAGACTTCAGACAATCTTCCGCAGGAAGTTTGGACGCAGATGCTCCTCAGGCTTCTAAATATCCAAATGGTATTTTAGGTTGGAACAAACGTGCATCATCCGGTAACGTTAAAGAGTGGAAAGTTAATTACACTCCAAGCGGAACAAACATTGGTAATGTTTGGGTAGATGCTTCTGGAAACAAACAAGACGGTAACATGTTTGGATTAAGAAAAGCAGTCCACAACTTAGTTAAAACTGAGATGCAGGGTGCTATTGCTTCTAATGATGACATCAGAAGTGAAATTAATGCATTTAACTTAATTACTGCTCCTGGATATCCAGAAATGCTAGACGAAATGATTTCATTAAGCACAGACAGAAGAAATACTGCCTTTGTAGTTGGTGATACTCCTTTCAGACTTAAAGCAGATGCAACTAGTATAACTAACTGGGCGTCTAACGCCAACTCTGCTAGTGAAAACGGCGAAGACGGACTTGTTTCAAGTTCACCTTATGCCGCAGTATACTATCCTAGTGCATTAGCAACAAACTTAGACGGAACTAACGTAGTTGTTCCTGCTTCACACGTTGCTTTAAGAACATTAGCATTTAATGATAATGTTGCTTTCCCTTGGTTTGCACCAGCAGGATACCAAAGAGGATTAGTAGACAACGCTTCAAGTGTTGGATATGTTGATCCTACTTCAGGTGAATATGTTAGTGTAACATTAAACGAAGGTCAAAGAGATACATTATATCAAAACAAAGTTAATCCTATTGCTTCTTTCCCAGGAAGAGGACTTGCAGTATTTGGTCAGAAAACTCTGAACCCAAGTGCTAGTGCATTGGATAGAATTAACGTTGCAAGATTACTTGTTTATATACGAGAAAGACTTGATGACGCAGTTAAACCTTTATTGTTTGAACCAAATGACGGTATTACTAGATCTAGAGCAAAAGCGATTGTAGATAAATTCCTATCTCAACTCGTTATTCAACGTGGTCTGTTTGATTTTGTTACAGTATGTGACGGATCAAATAACACAGCGGCTAGAATAGATAGAAACGAATTGTATATTGATATTGCTGTACAGCCTATCAAAGCAGTTGAATTTATCTATATACCGATTAGAATCCAAAACACTTTGGGCTCTACGGCTAATACATAAACTAAAGGAAACTTTAAAGAAAGGGCTTTATGCCCTTTCTTTTTGGGTCTCATTAAAGTACATTTTAATTTTTTTCCGGTATATTTGATAAATAAGTATTAACATTAAGCCAAACATAATTATTTTGGTTATATGGTTTAGGAGAAATAAAAAATGGCAGACGAAAATATAATTTATACCAAAAATAAATTTGGTGTTCCTTTTGAATCTGATACTGGTTCCGGCATATTAATGCCAAAACTTAAATTCAGATTTAGGGTCAAATTTACAGATAAGTTTGGTACTGATGATAGAGGACTGGAATTAACACAGAATGTTATGAATGTCTCAAGACCTAAAGTTGCATATGAAGAACAAGTACTTGATGTATATAACTCAAAAGTTTATATTCAAGGAAAGCACACATGGGAACCAATTACACTTGTAATGAGAGACGACATCAGAAACTCTGTTGCAAAAACCGTTGGCGCTCAAAATATGAAGCAGTTAAATCACTTTGAACAGAAGAGTCCTATAGCAGGATCAGACTACAAATTTGATATGACAGTAGAAATATTAGATGGTCAGACAGCAGATGCTACTGAATACTGGAGTCTTGAAGGATGTTTTATCACTCAAACAGATTACAGTGAATCAGACTACTCAGCAAGTGACCCAGTGCAGATTACATTAACAATTAGATTTGATAATGCAATCCATGTTTCAGGAACATCAGGTGCAGTTAACAAATTAGAAACTGGATTATTTGATTCAGGACAGGAATTGAATCCAAATTCAACTGACACTATCTCGTAATTAGTTACTTTACGGTAACGTAGGAACTATTATGGTAGATAAGACGTTAAATTCACTTACAGCTCTTCAGGGACAGTCTTATGTCCCTGATTGGCTTCATGACGTAATGTCACTCAAACGAGGAATGTATAACGGAGTAGTCACTCCAACACAAGAAGCAAAATCAAACAACTTCGATAGTTATTTCTATAAAGACTTTAAAAATGCAGAACATCTTGCGCCTGCAAACACACCACCACGTCAAAAGTTTAATGGATATGTTAATTTTAATTTTAATCCTGAACTTGAATTACAATTAAACAATGTAGATTTTCAAAATAGATTAAGCAGTATGGTAAAGACAGCAAGTATGCCTTCTGCAGAGTTCGTCACAGATGTTAAAAATCAGTATAATAGAAAACGTATAACTGTTAGTGCAGTAGATTTTACGCCTGTTGAAATATCTTTATATGATACTGTAGATAGTTTGTGGGTAATAATGTTAATGAAAATGTATGCACATTTATTTACAAATCCTACAAACATGTATTCTGTTAACGAAGGTGTAGAAACTACAAGGAACGGCATTAAGTATGATGTTGTACCCGAAGCAGTACCTTCTGGTGATGGTGAAGGGACTACTGGTAGTTTTACTAGACCATTTAACAGTAATCAAGCAGGTTTAAATTTACAACCAGGTGACAAACGCAACTTTATTACAAGTATAGATATAGTTCAGTATCACGGGCAAAAAGTTTTAAAGTATACATTATTTAATCCAATAATAACAAATTTTACAGTAGATGGATTAGACTATTCAGATTCTAGTCCTAATATGATTAATTTAAAAGTACAATATGAAAATTTTACAATAGACCCAAACGTAAATGCTTGGATCTCAGAAGATGACCTAGGCAGATTTTCAGAATCAAATAAGGCTAATTGGAGATTACTTAGAGAAGATCGTAAAGGCGAGTTTCCTACTGGTGCTACTACACAATATCCACCAGAATTACAAAAAGAACGTTTAGCAGGATTTTTAAATAACGCATCAAGAACAGATCAAGTAAACTTCTTGGATTCTTTTGGTGATGGAGATGCAGAACTAACAGAAAGTGAACAAGCAAGTCCTGATACGCAAGGTCGACAAGCACAAGGTAGAACAATATAATGAGTGCTTCTTTATACGAAACTTTTGGTAATGAATCTAGTTATGAACTTAGAAAAAATAAACTTGTAAAGTTTTTAGAAAATTCTACAATTAATTTTCCGTTACCCGAAGCAAGTATAGAAATATTAACAACAATGTTAGGTCAATCACCAAATGCAGGTATGAGTGCGGACGAAATTGATATTGTTTATAACAAATTAACAAGTATAGGATTTAATGAAAAGACGGCTAAAACATTAGCAGTTGCATTAATACAAATTGCTAAAAAACAAGGAGTTCATCCAATAGAATATTTCGAACTTAACGAAACATCTATTACTTTAGCAGAAAATACATACAAAGCCATAAATAAAATAAGACCTAAAGGCAATCTTATTGGTTTAACGGTCGGAACGACTAATAGACAAAGTAAGATAGCAAATATTATTAGACCTTAAAGGAGAAAACATGGCGTCTAAATATTCTCAAGGAATATTTCAACCTCAAAACCCAGATAAATTTATAGGTGGAAAACTACCATTTGCTAGAAGCAGTTGGGAAACCGCATTTATGAGATTCTGTGATGGACACCCTAACATACTTAAATGGGCAAGTGAAAATGTTAAGATACCATATAGAAATCCATTGACTGGTAAAATAACAAACTATGTACCCGACTTTATGATACAATATCAAGATAAAAATGGTAAAACTTTAGTAGAACTAATTGAAATTAAACCTAAAAGCCAAACAGTTATAGAAAACGCAAGAGGTAGGGGAGATAAACTTGCAACAATGGTCAATGCCGCTAAATGGACAGCGGCACAAGAGTGGTGCAAGATAAAAGGCATACATTTTAAGGTTATAACAGAAGAACAAATATTTAATAAACCAAAACGCACAACAAAACCTAGAAAAAAATCTAGATAATATTATAATAGGTAAATAGTAGCATGACTAAGAAATTAGAAGAAGAATTTAACTTGCCACCTATTAATGAAACAGATATTCGATTAGATTCTGCAGAAACATTAGAAGAACAATCTAAAGTAGTGTATGGTGATAACCTACCAGATGTTATAGATGTCGAAGATGTTGAAAAGGCATTAACAACAGCCGAAAAAATAGATAATGCACTAAGAAATGTTAAAGGCTTAGACGAACATGACACTAATATGGACGATATTGCTCAACAGGCAGTAGATAGTTATCAACAACTTATGAATTTAGGGATGAATGTTAGCGATAGAGACGCTGGTAGTATATTTGATAGTGCGGCTAAGATGTTAAAAACAGCCTTAGATGCAAAAGATAGTAAAATAAATTCTAAACTAAAACAAATTGACATGATGATTAAGAAAGCACGGTTAGATTCTAATACAGGTTCGGGAGATGATAGTTCAAATGGCCCACAAGCGGCTCTAGATAGAAATGAACTATTAAAAATTATTAATACTAAAGAAGACTAGTTAGATCTTTCAGGTCTTACCCACTCGCCGTTTCTAAATACTGCAAGTTCCCCTAAATTACATAATGTATACTCGCCTTCTTGAGGATGTTGTGGTTCTCTAACTTTAATTTGCATACTTTTATTTATTCAAAACAGATAAATATGATAAATAAGTGTAACAGGAGTTTATAAACTATGAAAGACTTAAAAGAATTAATTAACGAATCTTTTAGCAAAGAGTATGGCTATAGAATTAAGTTAGCAAGAGATTGTAGTGCAGATGACTTAT